AAAGATGGAAAAACACAACCTGTAGTGGGCACTGTACTCAGGCAGCTACCCCGCTCGGTCCATTGATCGCGTTTGACGGTGAAGGCGAAGCTCGACCCAGTAATGTCTTTGCGGCGCATGGAGACCATGAGGTCGCGGGCAAACTGCGTGTCTGGCGGATCGATCTCATAAACCAGGCCGCGGGCGTCGACGCTGAGCCGCATAGTTCCAGCCGAGGTGCGCCCCAACACCAGGTTGGCATCGTGATTGAAGAGGCCGCGCACGTCAGGATTTGCGGCCATGACCGAATCGAAGGCCTTGGGGTCGATCTCTTCGCGCAGCTCCTCGAACCAGCCGAGATCCTCACTGGGCGAATCGAAGACGGCGCCATAGCCCTGAATCTTCGACGGCTCATTCTCGGCCGAGACGCGGAACTCAAGACCGCGCCAGGTGCGGCGTTCAATCTGCGGCTTGCTCACTCGATACCTCCTTGGCGGCGCTGGCCGCGGCAATCTCTCTTGAAGCGTTGATGTGAATGCTGCGCACAGCTCTCAGGAATTCTGGGCCGGCGAGCTCGTCAACGCCGGGTTGCGCCAGGCCCGCGGGCCATTTGGCTACGCGCTTATCCATGCCCTTGACGACATCGTCGACCAGGGTCTCAGCGAGAGCCTCGCGAGAGTCGGCCGGAATGCTGTGCATCTCAAGCGCCAGGTCCGCGATGCAGCGAAGAATAGGCCGCACAGTGGCATGAATGGAGGCCGAATCCCGCTTATCCCGGCCATAAAGGCGGCGAAATGCCCGCGCATAGAGCCCGGCGAACGAAGCCGCATAGACACCGAGCAATTTGCGTTCGGCGGGCGTGGGCGCCGTCTCCCCGGCGTCGGTGCCAACGGGATCGGGCAGCTCCGGGCTGGGAGCGTCGGCCGGCGCCGCGCCCGCGAGAGGCTGATCTTGAATGGACTCGGTATTGAGAAGCGTGGAGGCGGCCTGCATGTTGACCGGCACGCGATAGACATCAAGCTCCTTGGGTCCGGGATTCTCGCCGAGCTTCTTGCGCACATCGTTGGGCGAGAACCATCCCCACTGAACGCCGGCGGCGAAGCCTTCCTGCTGCGTTTTGAAATCGCCGCGCAGGCGCTCGGTAATGTCGAAGCTCGAAAAGTACTTGTTAGCCTTGCGTCCGGAAGTGGGAGCGAGCTTGCGATCGAACTCGTTTTCCGCGCGGCTGAGATAGGGCCGAAGCGTGTCTGTTACCACCTGCAGGTTCTGCTGCTCGGCATTGTTGCCGCTGAGCCGGGACGTGTCGCCGGCGTAATGCGGGGGCAGGTGGTACATGGCCGCGATTTCCGCGCGCTGAAACTGGCGCGTGGCCAGGAACTGCGAATCCTCGGGGCTGAGGCCGATCTGTTTGTAATCCCACTCGCCGCCAAACAGGAAGGCCGTCTTGCCCTGGTTGGCGCCACCGTGTTGCCGGTTCCAGGATTCAGTCATCTCCTTCTGTACTGTCTCGGTGGGCTTGGGACCTTTGTTGAAGACCACGCCGCCGGGGTGCGAGCCGTTGCCAAAGAAGCGCGCGCCGAATTTCTCCGTTGCCTTGGCCAGGCCAAGAGACTGACGCATGAGGCCGATGGGCGAGAGGCCCTGAATGCCATTGAGCGAGAAGAGCGGAAGGTGCAGCATGTCTTCCGGCTGGATGTCACGCGTCTGGCCGAGAGGCATGCCGTCCGAGGTGCGATAGACGAGCCGGTTATTAGCCAGGCGCACCGGCTTTGTTTTGAACGGATGAAGCGGCCAGAAGGCGACGGGCTGGTCGATGCTGTTGCGCTCGATCTGCGCGTAGGTGTTGCCGGTAAGAGCGAGACAGCCGAAGAAAGTCTCCTTGAACGTGAACGCCGACATCTCGGGGTTCGGCTCAGTGGAGAGGAGGTAATAGATGGTGGTCTCGATGGCGCGTTCACGGCCGCCGGAAATGCGCTCCCACCATTCGAAAGGCAGCGAGGCGATAGCCTGCGCGATGAAAGTAACGCAGACATAGACGGTAGAGATCTGCAGGGCGTTGATCTCGTTGACGGTTTCGCCGGAAGCCGTGGGCTCGCCGCCAGTGAGCCACTGCCAGAGCGCGGGACTCGATAGGGGCACCGCTGGATTTTCAAGCGGGTTGTTGCGCCGCTCATCGAGATAGGCGGCAACCCGCGAAATGCTGCGCAATAGACCCATATCTTCCTTTTCTCTCAGGCGAAGAACCCGCCGCCCGAAAATTCTTCAGGCGCGGTCATCCAACGGGCGAAGGCCAGCAGAATGGCGATCGTCCCGTCGATCTTCTGGTCAACGTGCTTGCGGATCGGGCGCCAATTGTCGCGCTCGGAGATTTTGACGGCGGTGTTGCCGATCATCCAGGTCATGACCGGGTTTGCATCGAAGTGGAAGCGCCCTTCGTAAACGGCCGCTTCGAACTCTTTCATGGGGGCCGATTGCTGTTCTTCGTTTTGCTTCAACTCAACAATCTCCGTGCTCGGGTTCCAGTCGGAGCGCTCGCGAAGAAATTGGACGAGCGGGGCGGCGTGGAACGGGTCGAAGACAAGCTCCTTCATGACCAGCGAAGCCGAATCGGCAAGCAGATCATCCCGCACCTGCAGATAGCTGGTTATGTCGCCTGGCGTTTCGATAGGAGCGCCCTTATCAACCCAGGCCTGATAGTGTGTATTGCGCGGATCGCGGATCTGCTGCTCGTTAAGGTAGTGGCGCATGAACGCGTAGAAATGCTTCTTACCTGAAATTTCGCGGCGGAACATGCGAGCCGTTGAAACTGTATCGCGGCGGCTGGCAAGGTCCACACCCTCTTTGCACTCCTCGCTTAAGAAGTCTTCGATCTTCAGCTTCCGGTCTGCGCAGGCCTCCCACTTGACCATGTTCATCCATGGCGTGGCCTGGTTGACCCAGATATTGAGGTTCTTGGTCTTGTACTCGTTTTGCCGGAGCGTGGACTGCTTAGCCTGTTCTTGATCGTGCTCGATCTGCTCAGGATTGACCGACACCCCGTTGTTCGGATTCGCCATCAAAATGGCTTTTTTTGAAGTCCATGGAATGCCCTTGTCGACGGTGTAGATGATGCACCATAGCCGCTCGTTGGTGCGGCGTCTTGCAAGAACCTCCTGCGCCTCAAGATGACGCGCGTAACACGGCGATGCAATGTTGGTGCCCGCCGTTGTGATTTCAAACAGCAGCGGCTGGGAACGCGCCGTCATGCCAGTGCGCGCCCAATCGATCAGCCGGTCTGTCTTGTACTCGTGGTACTCATCGGCAAGGACGAAGTGTGGAGACGGGCCGTCCTGTGGCTTGGCCTTGAGCGGCTTGAAAGACGAGTTCCGCGCCTGCACAACAATGCTTGCGGCGTTGACCCACACGCCGAAGGCCTCGCGGAAGGCCACCGACTTTTCCGCCATCTGCTTAGCCGCAAGAAAGAGGCCCTCGGTCGCCGCTTTCTCGCTGGCCGCTCCGGTGAATATCTCGGCGCCGAACTCGTTATCGGCGGTGAGGCCATAGAGGCCCACGCCGGCGGCCATCGGCGTCTTACCGTTTTTGCGAGGGACCTCCCAGTAAACCTCGGTGAAGCGGCGCAGGCCGGTTTTCTTATCGACCCAGCCGAAAATATTGCAGAGCCCAAACAATTGCCAGGGCTCAAGATGGAAATGCTCGCCGCGCTGCGCGTTGCCGCGGAAATCGTTCTTGTAGTGCTGAAAGCCCTCAAAGAATCGGCAGAATCGATGCGCCTTGGCTTCGTCGTATTTCCAGCGGAAGGTGCGCTTCTTCGAGCGCTTCAGATCGTCGAGAAACCGCTTGCAGGCCTGGCGAACCTCCAGGCATGCCAGTATGCGCTTGGCAACGACCTCCTCGGCGTACCATAGGGCGCGCTCCGAGTAAGTGGAGTTAGTTGGGACGCGCGCAGGCGACTTCCGCCGCGAGCTCGTCGAACGGGTTGCTGCCGGTTTGGTCATTGGATGGCTGGAAACCAGGCGCGACGTTGACCTTCGAGCGATCGGCGGGATTCATGGCCATCTTTCCCAGCAGCGCATCGAGACGGGAGTAATCGCCCGACTTCGCCTGGTCCTTGCGAATGCGGTAGAGAAGCCTGCACGCCAACTCGACGTGCTTGCGATCCGAGATGGTGAGGACGCCTGGAGGCACCTCGGAGACAATCTCGTTCCAGATGGCAATGAGCCTTGTACTGGTGTACTCCGAACAGCCACCTGCAACCGTGAAGCAAAGAGGCGGGGCTCCGAGCGCGCCTTGAGGCTTAGGCTCGAGAGCGCGCTCCGCCTTGCGCTCCGGATGCTTGTCAAACGAGCCGTTCAGCTCATGTTGTGCCGTCGTTTTGCGATTGCGACCCATTCAAAGGCGCTTCCTCTCAGTGCTTCGGAGGGTTCTTTGCGGATGAAACTTTGCTGCGAGGGGTCACTGGCGGCCTTGCGCGCGTTTTGGCTGGCTATCTGCGGCGCGATCTACACGAACGCGGATTTCGAGACGTTTGGCCCGGTTTTTCGATTTTGGAGACGCAAAAATTTTATTGCCGTGGGGTCTAGAAGCCGAGGGCTGAAATACTTTCGACCCCCATATCCCCCTGCCATACCATTCCTTTATTCAACGGCCAAACCCACCGTCTTCGAGCGCCGTCTTGCGACTGTGATCGGCGTGCGTCAGCCCTTGCCAGTTGCTCGAATCCCAGAATCGCGGGTCGTCACCGCGGCGCGGAATGATATGGTCGACTTCCTCAGCCCAATAGATCACGCCGTTGTGCGTGCCGAAATAATCCACGGCAATCGGATGCTCCCGTAGGTACCCGGCGCTTGCCTGCTGCCATCTGTATCCGTACCCGCGCTTCGTCGAGCTGATGCGCCTGTCCCGGCCCTTGCCTGCCGCCTTGCACGCCTCACAGTACGCCGCGCTCGCCAGCCGTCCGCATCCGCCACGGCACGGATGCTTCGCCGCAAGCGGCATCTATTTCACTTCGACAGGCGTGTACGCTGTGCCAGCGCCAGTGTGCCCGGTATAGGCCAGCCTGCGCGGCGCGTTCATCATATCCACCTGCACATGCACGCACGCCGGCACGCCCGCTTTGTTCACTTCGAGAATCGCTTTGTCGAAGAGCAGTCCACTCTCCAACCGCAGCCAGTCGAACAGCCCCTGATAGCCGACAGCCATCGCCTGCACATCCGCGGCCGCGCGTCCATCATCGAACAGGTGGTAACTCGTTGGCTTGCCTCCCACGCGAATGTTATGCCAGTGATCGCGATAGCCGTCATGCACATCGACCGGCCCAAACTTCGCTCGAATTGGCTCCAATATCAGCGTGCATAGGTTCTTCGCATTCGTAAGAAGCCGCTGCTCGCACCCTCCAACGCCTAGTTCCGAATCGGCAAAATGCTCCGTCAATTGCATTACTCACTCCTCAGAAAAAGAACTTCGCCGCTGAAATCCCAACGCCCGTGATCGCGTTCCAAACGCGCTTCGGCCACTTCGGATGCAGCGTGTCGTGCCAGAACTGTTGCGTGTCGGTCGCCATGCCTGCCAGCGCGCCGGTTGTTGTATTCAGGTGAGTCAATGAGCCTTTGAGTTCCTTGTCATCGGCAAGCGCTGTGATACTGTCTATCGCGCCGCCTAACTTTGACAAATCGGCTTCCGTCAACTGCGCAACTGCCGTCTCTTGCTCATTCATCTGGTCAAGTTGCGTTTGCTCTCTCTCGCTGAAGGCCGTCACCTGGCCAGAAGCCAACCGGATCGCGCCAAGCGTGCGATTCACGTCCGCCAGCGTTCCGCACGGCCCAGGAACGCACGGCGCGTTCAATTCCTTCACCGCCGTGCTCAGCCCCGCGCTCGTTTCATCGAGATGCGCAATCGTGCCATTCAAGCGCCGCATCGTCTCGGCAAGTTCAGGTCTTGTCTCGGAGAGCAGCCCGTCGATGTTATCCGCAACCGACTCGATCTTTTGCTCGGTGCCCGTCGCGGCGTTCACCGTCGCATCGGAATCGAGCGCGATCTGCCTCTCACTCATCACGAGCTGGTGAATGCCCCAGCAGCCGAAGCCGCAAAGGGCCGCCGCGCTTAGCAGCAACCCCAAAGCCGCACATTGAATCAGGCGAGTCATCGGCTTAGAGCGTCTTCGCCAGCGCGACCAGTTGCGGAATGCTTTTCAGCAAGTCCTCAACCGTCGCAATCACCTTGATATCGAGACCCGCATCCTGAAGCTTTGCTTTGCCCGCATCGCCGGCGGCGGTCAGCACGGCCGCGAGTTCGCCCAGAACGGCGAACCCCGCCTTTTCCACCGGCACCGCCAAGGGGCCGAATACCGGCAGCTTCGCCGTCACGGCTTCTATTGTCGGCGCGGCGTCTTCGACCTGCTGGATTCCGCTCTCGATCTTCGGAACATCGGCGACGACCTTTTGAAAAGCCGTCGCAAAGAAGTGTCCAATACTTTTGAAAATAATCATCGGCTTTGCTTCCTCTTCTCTCGCCGCGGCGAGTGTTGCTACTGCTATTTCAGGTTCGCCGGGTTCTCGCCCGGCACCGTAGGGCGCTGATTGCGCAAATTGGCGAACTGATGCGCCGCGTCGTAAATCCAGCGATACAGCGCCTGCCCGTCGAGCTTCGTCCCCGGCAGCGGCATCGTAAGGAACGCCGCCGTCACCGCCATATACATCCAAGGAACGATCGCCCAAAAATGCGCGCCGATAAATGCAACCAATCCATTCATTAGTCACCTCCATGCGGCAGGCCCTTGCGGCCCTCGATATGCGAGATGCGGCCTTCGTGGTTATCGAGCTTGCCGGCGT